TTTGCAAGGAAATGCAGGTGGAAGCAGTTCAGCCGTAGCACCATACTCAGCAGGTGGAGGAGGTGGAGCAGGAGCAGTAGGTGCTAGTGCTTCAGGTTCAGCTACAGCAAGTGGTGCAGGAGGTAATGGTTTATCATCATCAATAACAGGTTCGGCAGTAACAAGAGCTGGTGGTGGTGGTGGAATAGGATATACTCCTGTAGGTGCTACACCAGGTGCAGGCGGCACAGGTGGTGGAACTGATGGAGATAGTGGAGTAAATGCCACTGCTAATACAGGCAGCGGCGGTGGTGGAACAAATGATGAAGGAGTTGCTCCTAGAGATGGAAGTAATGGTGGTTCAGGAGTAGTTATATTAAGTGTACCAACTGTTAGTTATTCAGGTACTACAAGTGGTACTCCAACAGTTACAACATCAGGAACAGACACAATAATACAATTTAATGGAGATGGAACTTACACAGGATAATTTATGGCACATTTTGCAATTTTAAAAGCTGGAAACATAGTAGAAAAAGTAGTTGTAGTATCTAATGATGTTGCAACAACTGAACAAGTTGGAATAGAATTTTTAAGAAATTTATATAATAATAAACACTTACCAGTTATTCAAACTTCTTATAATAATAACATTAGAAAAAATTTTGCCAGCATTGGATTTCAATATGACCAAACTAGAGATGCTTTCATAGCACCTAAATTTTATCCATCTTGGATATTAAATGAAACAACTTGTCGATGGGAAGCACCAGTTGCTAAACCTGATGATGGAAAAAAATATGAATGGAATGAAGAAACAACTAGCTGGGATGAAATACAATGAACATAGAGGTTTTAACTGATGCTCTTACGATAGCGAGGTAAGTTATGCTGTTTGGAAGTACCGCCTTTTCTGAAGCACCTTTTTCTTCAACAGCGTCAACTAATATAATTGTTGTAATTTCAACAGGACAAGAATTAACTATATCAGCAGGGGATATTACTATTGGAGCAGGCGTGGGAGCTTCTATAACAGGGGAAGAATTAACTATTACCGCTAATAATGTTGTTGCAACAGGAGGCTCTATCGTTACTGCTGGCGGGCAAGAACTAACGATTACCGCTGGTGATGCTATTATTAATACAGACCAATATTTAGTAGCGACAGGACAAGAAGCGACAATTAGCACTGGTGATCCAACAGCAAATACAGGACAACATATTGCAATAAGTGGAGAAGAATTAAGCATCGTCACAGGGGATATGCTTGCAGGAATTGCAGTTTTCGTTCCAGTGACAGGACAAGAATTAACTACATCATCGGGAGATATTACAGTATCAGGAGGAGTAACTTTAGTTGCGACAGGAATAGAAGCAGAGATTAGAACAGGAGACGTTACCCAACATACTCATATGTATGTTATTCCTGACGGTCAAGAGATAAATGCATTAACAGGAAGTTTTACAATTAATACTGATCAAATACTGTCAATTTCTGGAATTTCTGCTAATATATATTTGGATTCTGTAATTTTCTGGGACCCTGTCGTACCAGGAGTAACGAATACATGGACGAATGTAAATGCGTCTACAACAAACACGTGGACTAAAATAAATTAAAGGAATAAAAAATGGCGTCAACATACTCGGCAAGACTAAAATTAGAACTTATGGAAGCTGGTGCAAATACCGGCACATGGGGTAATAATACAAACGAAAATTTACAAGTTATTGATGCAGCTATTGGAGGCTATCTTTCTAAAAATATTGCTGGAAGTGCTAACGTTACACTTACGACTGCGAATAGGGATCCTGACGTAGAAACGACTAACGAAGCTGCGAATCATATTGTTGAATTTACAGGAACATTATCAGGAGATGTTTATGTCTTTTTACCAGCCTTGGAAAAAGAATATATATTATTTAATAATACATCAGGAAGTTTTTATGTAAGGGCAGCTCCAACAGGACATGCTGCCAATTATGTCGCAATTACACAGGGAGCGCATACTATCGCTTATTGTAAAAATGGCGATGAAATGAAAGATTTATTTGCTGCCTCTTTAGGAAATTTATCAATACTGGGGGATGCAGCGATAACAGGAAACACAGCAACAACGGGAAATTCTACAGTTGGAGGAACTATAACAGTTACGGGAGACGCTATTCTTTCTGCAAATGCGAATGTAACAACGAATGTAAATGTCACTGGAAATGTAAGTGCGCATACAGTTACTTCTAATGTTAATGTCTCAGGAAAAACACTTACTTTGGATGCGGATCAGATTGCTTTTGCTAAAGTTGATAACGCAGGAAAGAATGCTGTTGGTGATAGAACAGTAAGCTCAAGCAGTCCAAGTGGAGGTGCAGACGGAGACATTTGGTATAAGTATTAATTATGGTAACATACGTAAAAGACGGTGGAACCTGGCAGGAGATAAACCAAATATACGTTCACGATGGAACATCATTTACCAATCTTACAATTACGAATGGATATGCAAATGATTCAGGAACATGGAGAGAAGTCTTTACTCTATTTAATACAACATCTTATTCCACATCAACAGGATCAGTAGCAGTTCCAGATCAAGCGAATGCACTTCACATGCAATACGCCGTTGGTGGCGGTGGCGGTGGAATGGGTGGCACGGACTATGACAGGGCTGGCGGTGAATCAACAGGATCAAGCGGTGGATCAGGTGCGTATGTATCTGATAAAGTTTGGACAGTCACAGGCGGTGAAACATTAACTGTAACAGCAGGAAGCGCAGGATCAGCTGGTGCTGTTTCTTATAGTGGAAGCGCAGGATCAGGGACAACGACCTCTATTTCTGGCTCTTCAACGGGAACGTTATTTTCATTAACGGGTGGAACTGGCGCATCTTGTGCAGGAGGTGGTGTTCATGGACCTCTCCGTTCCAATACAGTAGGAGCAGCTGGAGCAGCAACAATTTCAGGTACAGTTCTTTCTACAGGCACAACAACAGATGGAATTGATATTACAACGCTTAACTCAGGACCCGTTGGGTCATTTAATCAATCAGGTGCGGGAGCTGCAGGAACAGGAAATGGAAACTGTTCCGGTGACAACTGTAATATGGCGGCAACGGCGGGTGCAACTTCCTATTCAGGAAATGTGTCGGGCGGAACGGCGGGAGCTGCAGGAAATGGTGGCCCCTATGAATCAGGACAAGTCGGAGGTGCGGGAAGCCGTGGCTCTGGAGGCGGTGGCGGCGGAACCGAGCAGGGCGCTCCCGGAGGTGCTGGCGGTGCTGGCGAAGTAAGATATAGATTTATGAGGATTGTCTAATGCCCTATACGAATGTACAATTTGTTCCAGGAATTAATAAGGAGGCGACTGAATATGGAGCTGAGGGACAGTGGGTTGATGGCGATAAAGTTCGGTTTCGTTATGGACTTCCCCAAAAAATAGGAGGCTGGCTTAAGGCTTCCTCGCACGCCCTTATAGGTGTAGCACGGGGTTTATTTAGCTGGTTTGATTTAAGTGGCACTCGATATGCTGCAATAGGAACGAATAAAAAAGTTTATTTATTTGAGGGTGATAATTATTATGATATTACACCCATTCGTGAGACAAAATCTTCCCAAACGAATTGCTTTACGACAACGACAGGATTGGCGACTTTTACTTGTACAGTCGTGAATCACGGATCCATTGCAGGGGAGTTTGTTATTATTAGTGGAACGACAAGTCTAGGTGCAGATACAGATTTTACTGCATCAAATTTTGATCAAGAATTTGAGATTCAAAGCGTAACTGACTCAGATAATTTTATTCTTACAATGGCGGTCGCCAATACAGAAACGGGATCAGGAATTACAGCATCAGGAACAGCAACATTTAAATTTCAATTGGAGAACGAGCCAGCTGTCCAAACATATGGATATGGCTGGGGAACCAATACATGGAACACAGAAGCGTGGGGTACTGCGAGAAGTGTATCTAATGTTACCCTTGACGCAGGAATTTGGCATTTTGATAATGCGGGAGAAGATTTATATGCGTGGTTAAAGAATGGTGGACTTTACCATTGGGATACATCAGCTGGAACGGGAACGCCATTGGCGGCACTTTCCAACGCCCCAACAGCATCAGTAATGGGACTGGTTTCCACCCCTGATAGACATCTTATTTGTTTTGGAACAGAAGTAACGATAGGAACGCCATCGACACAGGATAAAATGTTTATTCGTTGGTCTGATCAAGAAAATTTTACAACCTGGGTTGCTACAACAACGAACACGGCGGGATCACAACGAATTGGTGAGGGAAGCAGAATTATTGCCGCCCACTCGACAAGAGGTGAAGTATTGGTTTGGACTGACACTGCATTGCACTCAATGCAATTTATTGGCCCTCCCTATACTTTTGGATTTAGATTACTAGGAACTGACTGTGGACTGGTTGCGTTAAACGCCGCTGTCGTTGTAAACGATAAGGCGTATTGGATGACAGATGGTCGGTTTATGACTTATTCAGGATCCATCGCAGAACTTCCGTGCAGTGTAAAGCAGCATGTATTTGACGATATTAACAGAACGCAATATCCTCAAATATATGCGGGAGAGAATAATACATTCAATGAAGTTGTTTGGTATTATTGCTCACAAAATTCAAGTGAGATAGACCGCTATGTTATTTATAACTATATCGAAAATGTATGGTCGATTGGAAATTTAAATAGAACAGCTTGGCTCGATAACGCCGTTTTTCAACAGCCAATGGCGTTGGATTATTCCTCGACTTCAACAGCAGCAACACAGACGACAGTTTATGGTGCTAGTGCTGGTCGTTCTTTTCTTTATGACCATGAGTTTGGAACGTCAGATGATGGCGCAATTCTAGAGGCAACTCTAACGAGTGGGGACGCTGATATTGCTGATGGTGATACATTTACATTTATTCGAGGTATCATTCCTGACTTTAAAAATTTAGCAGGAACTGTAAAGATGGTTGTTCAGTCACGGGACTTTCCCGCTGACGCACAAACAGTCACTGCAAATCTACCCGTTACCACGTCAACACGATTAGTGAATATGCGTGCACGAGGGCGTCAAGTATCTTTAAAATTATTTAATGACACGTCAACGAGTGACTTTTGGAGATTTGGAACATTACGATTGGACACAAAACAAGATGGGAGACGATAATGACTTTTAAGCCACCTCCAGTTCTTCCGATTGCAACTAAA